AAATGAAACCACCATAGCAACCCCTGAATATTTTCAACAAGATGGAGCTTGGGAAGGAACTATAAACTTAGAAATAAAAACTTTAGACGGAGATGCAAGAAACGAATTAACAGGATTAGTTTCTATTTTGTTTGGAAATTACCGAAGACAAGAGCTTCAAAATGCTGGAGTTTTTGTCAAAGGCGTGAGTGCCAGTAGTGAATCAGAAACTGATGACGGAAATCATAAACTTTTTAATGTAACTATCTCAGTAGATATCAGAACCGAATGGAGAAGAAGAGTTCCAGTTAATAATACGATTGATGCGATTAATATTTGTGTAGATTTTGGAGATTTACAAACTGAACCTCCAGTAATAGCTCCAAATCTACGAATTGCTACTCAAGTAGAACTCTTAACTTCCATGCTGGAGCTGTAAAACATATACTTATTACCAATATTTACTCATAATGATGAGGTAATAATTAACCATATCTCTAGATAGATAACCAACCAGATTATAAGGAAACAGTTATATGCCAGCAAATTTTCCAGGCGCCAGTGGAGGGACTCCTCCTGGGGTTACAGTTGAAACCGTTCCTTTACCTAGAGGAGTAGCTGCTCCCGGAGGAATCCGTACCGCAGCAATCATCGGTGAAGGTGAAAGAGTTGAACGTTTAGTCGCATCTGCCGTAGGTGGTGGAAATGATGGTGTGGGTACCGATTTTTCGGCCACCGGCACCCCAGACGGTCGACACTTTGTGCTTTCTTCCGTTCCAATTGTTTCCAACAGACTAAGTTTATTTAAAGATGGAGTCCCTCTAGATGGTTTAGAACAAGACAACTTTTTCTTAACTGGTGGTTCTACCTTTAGTTCTCTTTATGACTATCGCTATGATACAGCCACTGGTCGAATTGAGTTACAAACTGCTTCTTTAGTAGACCAAGGCGGAGAGTTTTTCTCCGCTAGCACTGGTAATGTCGGTGATGGTGCTATTTCCAGCTTAACTTTAGCTGATACCAACGCACCTACCGAGACCTGGACCGTTCGTGTTTCTTCTGTAATTAGAGATGGTTATGGTAATCCTATTGATGGTTATGCCACTTTCGTAGTATCTGGTAACGTAAGTGGTGTTATTTTAGATGGTTATGGAAATCAAATCACTTGGCAATCTAACGGAGAAGTTGTTAGCAATGGAATTCTATCTTTTGCTATCGATGAAGGTGCCACCGCTTTTGTAGAAGGCGATACCTTTACTATTCAAGTTGAAAGTGGTGCGTTATCTACCGGAGAATCTCTAACTGCTAATTATATTGCAGTAGCAGAGTTGAATGATCCAGAGTTCTTTACAGACTTTGATGACTTAACCACTAAGCATGGTAGTCCCAATTTAACTAATACTCTTTCTTTGGGTGGTCAGTTAGCTTTTGCTAACGGAACCCCTGGTGTTTGGGCTTTGCAAGCTGCTCCTGCTGTCCCACGAAGAGTTTCTTATGTGGTAGAAGAATCTGCTTCTGGTGGAGCTAATGCTGATGATTTAACTTTCGCTCTTCCTTTGGGTGTAGTGCCCGATACTGATACTCGTATCAATTTCTTTGTCACTGACCCCGCTACTGGAACTGAAACTCAGTTATCACCTAACAAAACAGATTTTTATGACTCCGGTATTACTGCCTCTCCTACTACCTTTCATTTTGGAGCTGCCTTTACCTTTGCATATACTGTAATCATTGAAGATGCAATTGTCAAGGAAGGAGATGATGGTATCCTTGTTTCTACCGGTCCTACCACAGCTACTTTGAGTAGCACTACTGTCAATTTTGACTCTGGTGATATCAGCGGCACTCGTACTGTTCAAATTCTTAACCCTAACACTAATGCTGGAACTTTTGCCATTGCTTCTGTTTCCAATGGTGTGCTTACTTTGAGTGATGTAGGTGGATTTACTGACGAAACAGCTGTTGAGTTTAGAGTCATTGACTCTGCTGAGAGCAGTGCTCGAATTCTTTTAACTGACGACTTAGCTCAGGCTGCTGGTTCTACCATCCGTGTGACGGTGGTTGACACTAAAGACGCTGACTTCTTTGATGTAGGCTGGATTGATGCTTTAGAAGCTTTAGAAACTATTGAGACTAACATAGTCGTTCCTCTACCTCGCCAGACCATCAGTGCTATTTTCCAAAACGCTAGAGTTCACGTTGAGACTATGAGTAATCTAGTTAATAAGCGCGAACGAATGTTGTTTATTGGTTCTATTGATGGTCTTTCCCCCAATAATGTCGCTGGAAATGCTCCAGCAGCTGTTGAGGACCTTGGTGTTCTTGAGGGTATTCAAGGTGATGATATTAGCGAAATCCTTGCTGGAAACACTGAGGATCTTACTAATTACAATGTTCAAGATTCTTTTGGAACTAGTTTCCGAACTGTTTGGTTCCACCCTGACAGAATCGTAGTTCAGCTAGGCGCTGATAGAACTTTCGTCAGCGGTTATTTCATGGCAGCCGCTGCTGCCGGTAGACTTTCTGGTATTAGAAATGTTGCTGAGCCTCTTACCAACAAGCAGATTTCTGGTTTCACAATTCTTCGTGACAGATTGTTTAGACCTATTGTTGTGGAGCAGTTGGTGGCCGGTGGTATCACGTTAGTTGAGCCTGCTGTTGGTGGAGGAACTGTCATTTGGGGTCGTACTACGACTAACAGTGGCTTTGCTGAAGAAGAGGAAATTTCAATTGTCTTTATTAGAGATCAAATTGCTAAATCTCTTCGTCAAACCTTCCGAGCATTTGTCGGAAAGGCTGAGTCTGATAACACTCAAGGCAGCTTGACTGCTAGAGCCAACGGCGCTCTTCAGGGATTTATCTCTCAGGGATTGATTACCAATTATGCAAACCTTCAGGTTCAAAGAGATCCTGTTGAGCCTAGACAGTGGAATATTCGTGTAAATGTACAACCAGTTTATCCCGTAAACTGGATTTACATCCGAGTAAATGTTGGGCTCATTTAATTTAGCGTTTTAGATTTTAAATGTCTTTTTTGTTAGAAGTTTTTATTTTTTTCCATCAAGGATTAGGAGCAAGGGCTACCGCTTCTCAACTTGGCACAACCAGGTACCAAGTTGAGAAGGCATACAAAATATTAAATCTAGATGTTAAAAACAAACCAAAAAAGAAACCACCCCAAAACAAAATTTGCAAAATATGTAACAAAAAAAAGATAATATCTAACTTCAGAAAAAGATCTAAAGGTTACGAATGTTACTGCAAACCTTGTGAGAAGGAATACAATAAAAAATCTTGCAAAAAAAGATATTCAAAAAACAAAATAAAAAGAAAGAAATATTACCAAGATAATATTAAAGAAAAGAAAAAGTATAATGAAAAATATTACCTAAGTAATAAAAGTAAGATTTTAGCCTATAAAGAAAAAAGAAAACATTTAGATAAAGAAAATCAAAGGATCTGGAGTTTAAAAAAAAGAAAAACAGATCCTTGCTTTAAATTACGCGGCAATGTTTCAAATGCAATTAACTCTATGATAAGGAAGCAAGGAGAAACCAAAAAAGGGTTGTCTTGCTTACATTATTTAGATTATTCATTTTATGAGCTAAAAATACATTTAGAGTCTTATTTTGAAGATTGGATGTCTTGGGACAATTGGGGAGTATATAAAAAAGATAAATGGGATGATAACGATTCGTCAACCTGGACTTGGCAAATTGATCATATAATACCTCAATCATGTTTGCCATATGATTCTTTTGATCATCCAAATTTTAAAAAGTGTTGGTGCCTTAATAATTTAAGACCATTATCATCTAAACAAAATTTATTAGACGGTACTGCCTTATCAAGGCATTTTTAAACATTTAAATGTTGGTTTAATCTAATAACTAATAGGAGTATAAATGCCTAGAAACACATCGACCGCCATTGGTAATAACAAGACTGGTACTCATTTATCAACCAATATTGTAATTTTGGTTGAAGGAAATGTTGTGGGTGCTGTTCAAACCTTATCTGTAAATGAGGCTCGAAAATCTATTCGTACTGTTGATGAAGTTGGTACTGATGGTCATATTGATTCAGCGCCGGATGGCTCTACCAATATAACTGGAAGCTGTACTCGTGTCAGATTCGATCGTATGAGAATTGCAGAGGCTTTCAGCCGCCCTTGGACTCACGTTCATGCTCAGCGTATACCTTTCGATATTGAAATTCACGACAGGTTCCATGACCAGGACGAAAATAATGCCATCATCACTGTAATTCAAAACGTCTGGTTTGACAGCATCTCATACAATTACTCTGCTACTGAGTTCGTTATTCAAGATCAAATGAACTTTACAGCTGAAGGTATTTACAGTGTTCTTAACAATAACAACGTTGTTGGTGCTACTAATGCTATCGGACAGCAGGTTAATGTTAATGCTTTCGAGCAGCAAGCTGATCGCGGGCAGTTCAGAGGCGCCCTTGACGCAAATGGACTTTTAACAGCCCTGGCAAATGACCCCTAAGCTGTAAGTGCTTGAAATCACTAACATTTTTACGATTCCTTCTATTAGTCTTATTGATCAAAAACTGACACGCCGTGCCTTTCTCATGTTATATACACAAACATGAGAAAGCACTGTGTGTACGTGATACAAAATAACAAAAATCTAAAGATTTATGTTGGCCAAAGCATAAATGGCAAGTTTCGTTGGTCAAGGCACAAAACATCGGCTAAAAATGTTAAATTAGGCAAACGAAAACTTGGAGACAATAGCATTCAGGTTATTCATTGTACTATAGCTAAATATGGCATAGAGAGTTTTGAGTTTCAAATAATAGAAGAGTTTGAGACTCAAGAAGAAACCGATGAAGCCGAAAAGTTTTGGATATCTTTCTTTAATTCTAGAAACTCTCAATTTGGGTATAATTTAGCCCCTGGCGGCAAAAAAGGCGTGGGATGCGGTCCTGCTCATCCTCTTTATGGAAAGCCAGCCTCAAATCGTCTTTACACAAACGAAGAAGAAAAAGCCATTTGCGCTCGCTACACCAATGAGCAATTAACCATTACTAAACTAGCTAAAATTTATAATTGTACAGAATCTTGTATTTTCAACATTCTTCAACGCAACAACACTCCAATTTTAGGCAACGCGGTATTCTCTAAGGGAAAACATCATTCTCCTGATACGGAATTCAAAGAAGGACAAGTTTCACCCCGAAGGTTAAGTCTGCCGGAAGAGGAGATAATTCGGCAATATATAGAAGAGAAACTATCTACAACTGAAATTTCTAAAAAATATGACACTCATCGCACAACTATTATTCGCTTATTGGAGCGCCATCAAATAGAAATGCGAGATAGAGGTTTTTATAGTAAGGGTAAGAGAGCTGTTAATAGACTTTTTAGCGATGAAGAAGAGCAAGAGATTTGTCAAGAGTATCAAAATTCTAAGGTAAGCACTATTAAATTGTCTAAAAAATATAAATGTGATAGAAGTACAATTTCTGAGATTTTGAAGAGAAATAATATAAAGATAAGATCTGGAAAATTGACTGAGAAAGAGAAAGAAGAGGCATATTTATCATATTTGGAACTAGGTTCTGCTAGAAAAGTGGCAGAGCAATATGGAGTAAGTAAAGGAATGATTCTGAGTTTAGCTAATTCAAAATCAGCTTAGCAGTTATATTTACAACTGAATCTCAGACAATTAACAAAGGAAGTATATGACTGAATTTAAAAGCCCCCTAGGGAATCACACATTCTCTACCGAACCTGGACAAAGAGTATTAACTGTAGATGATCCTACTCAGCAACCTGGAGTCCATCCAGCTTACAATCAAGAGCAGCCTCAACATTATAATCGCAGAGTTTTGCCTTCAGAAGAAAATGAGCAGAGTTTAAAAAATCTTCAAAGAGAATTAACTCCTGAAGAAATAGAAGAGCTTAAAAGGCAGCGCCAAGCCAAAGCAAGCACAGTTCCAAAAGGAGTTAAAGAAAGAATTGCTTATTTGACTGGGATTGGGAGAATTCGTGATTCTGTTAAGGTAGAGGACGAAAATGGGCGTGAAGTGGAGTTTTCATTACAGTCATTAAAAGACGGAGAGTTAGAAGAAATTTCAGAAGTAATGAATCTTTTATCTCAAAGAGAGATGTCTGATGCTAAGAAAACCCTAGAGTTACGTCGTCAGATTTTAGCTCGTTCTTTATGGGCGATTGATGGCATTAAAGTAGGAGATCTTATAAATTCCAATGAAGTAAGTGATAGGGTTTCCTTAATAAGAAATTTGGATGAAAACCTAGTTGCTTTGCTCCAATCTTTTTACGAACAAAAGATTATGAAAAAAGGTCGTAAGACTTACGCTATTAAAAGTGAAGAGGACCTGGAGGCTCTGAACGAAAATTTAAAAAAATAGTAACGGAGCCTGATCAAAGATTTTTATGGGATCTTTTCAAGATAACAGGCAAACCTCCGGATGACCCTTATTATGAAGAAATGAATCCTGTTTTAAGACTTTGGATGTTTCATAGCTGGTGTCAGGATCAGGCTGACAAAAATGAGTTTGCTAAATCATTTTCTATATTTTTGGGTTCTTTCTTTAACCCCGATGCTGCCAAAAAAATGCTAGAAGATAATAACAACATTTCTTCTAATGAAGACGACTTTGAAGAGTCAACTAGATGGATCAAAGAAGGTATTCCTAACCGAACTACAAAACCTCCAAAAAAAGAAAGAAAACGAGCAAAAAAACGAAGGCTTCGCAATAAAGTAATTCAGTGAGTAAATTATGGCCGATATTTCTATAGATGACATTAAAGAATTTTTAGAAGCTACTGGCCAAAGTATTGATAATATTGCCAATTATGGAGAGGCTCTTGATTCATTAAGAGAAGGTATTAGAAATTTTGGCCCTCAAGCCAAAGCTTTGGGTATTGATATTAGGGATATTGGCGATTATGCTAAGGTTTTATATGAGCATCTTGAAAAATTAAAAGAAAATGCTGCTCTTGCTGATTTTGCCGATGAATTCAAAACTAAATTAGAAGACATTAAAATTGGTTTACAAGGTTTTGGCGTAAGTGCAGCTGATATAGGCGTCACCCTTACTAACTTAAGCGGAACAGTTAGAAGAGCCACTACTAACTTTGGAACTTTTGACAAATTGAGTCAGGGAGCCAAAGGAACCACAGATCAAATTACAGAATTAACAGAAAGATTCAAGGGACTTTCAGATAGTCAAAAGGCCAGGTTCGGACTAAGCGATTCATTTATTAAAGCTGCTGAACATATGGGAAAGCTAAGAGACGCTTCCATCAATATGCAAAATGCTTTTTTGGAAAACCAAGCTGCGGCTGGTAAGTTAGGCGGAGCCGTTGGTGAGCTTGGGGAAAGATTACCAGATTTAAACTTAAGAATAGAAGAGTTTAACTCTTTAACATCTGAGGTTGGTAACATTGTTGGCCTAACATCTCAAGAAGTTGGCAAGTATTTCATGGAGCTTGATAAGATTCCTGGAACCTTGCAGGACAACATAAGGGTTCACAAAGATGGGGTAGAATCTGTCACTGAATTAGAAGCTGCTCTTTTAGTAGCTAGAGGAACTCATCAAGATTATGGCGTAGTTATTGGCCAAGTTGACGATTTTGGCTTATCTACTGTAGAGTCTTTGCAATCTATTTCTAAGATGTATTCCGTCACTCAATCTGTTGGGTTGAAAATGAATGAGGTGGCCAGCTTTACCACTAATGCTGGCAATGCTTTTAAGTATTTAGGAGACACAGCTGATAGTGCTCAAAATAATATTGCCGGTTCCTTGGCTGTTCTAAAAGAATTAACACCTGCTTTAAAAGACGCTGGGTTAGGCGCTGATGCAGCCACTGATTTGGTGGAAAGATTTGTTAGTGGTTTAGCTGGTATGTCTACAGCACAACAGGCTTTCTTATCTGGGCAAACCGGAGGACCTGGTGGTCTTTTAGGAGCTTTAGAGGTTGAACAATCTCTGTCTGAAGGAGACGTTGCTGGTTTAGCTGGAAAGGTTCAGCAGGCCTTAAAAGACCAGGTAGGTGGAGAGCTAATTACTAGAGAGCAAGCTATTCAAAGAGGTGAATCTGGAGCCCAACAGTTTGAATTTCAAAGACAGCTTTTGATGCAAGGGCCTTTTGGTAATTTAGCTCAGGATCCACGGCAAGCTTCCGCTTTAATTGAAGCTCTTCAAAAGGGAGACTTAACTGCCATTGAAGAAATGCAGGCTACAGGTCAACAAGACTTAGAAGCTGTAGTTAAAGACGGTAACTCTATCGCTCAAGAACAAACTAGTATTCTAACCAGAATTAGCAATCAAATTAGTGAGTTTGCCAATCAAAACATTA